AAGAGCAGTCAACACCTGAGTCTCCTAATAAGGGAGATAAGAGTAAGAAGACTGGTCGAAATAGCTTACGGATTCCAAAGAACCAAGCACGAGGTTTGAATCTGCCTGGGGCTAAAGGAGAAAGCTAATGGCTGATTTCCGTAGTAATAACAACCGTGAAAAGAAAGTCACCACCTCTACCCAGCAACGCCAATACCGTGAAGCTTCCGCTATCGATTGGAACAACCCAGGTTATGGCAGTCTGAAATCAAATCAGACTTATGGTGATGTGGGAAGTACTTATGTGAAGACTCCTAACCCCCTAGAGTTTGAGGGTAAAACCTATGATTATGTAAATGGCGGCGCGTTTGCTAAATGGGATGGTGATGATACTAATCCAAAAATAACTGAGACTTACGCGGCAGGTTCTGTCTATGGGAAAATCAACCGACAGAATAACGGTGTCACTACTTGGGACACTATAAAGTCCACAATGAAGACCGGAACCCAAAGCTTCTCTAATACAAGCTGGAAAGCTAAAGATGGTCGTGATGGTGATACCAGATGATACTGATGAGGCATCTTCAGTTAACCGTAAGAAGAAAGGCCGCAGTGGTCTTCGGATTGCCAAGCAAGGTGATGCTTCTGCCGGACGACTGAAAGGTAAAGAAGGATCAGTTAAGAAGAAGGCGGGCGCTCAAGGTGGTGGTCAGTCTGGTCTAAACATTCCCCGATAGATAATCAATAGGAGTCTCATGCCTGAAGCTCAAACAGCTAAAGGCTTGTACTCTCTTTTGGAACCAAAGCGTAATCCCTTTCTAAGACGAGCTAGGGATGCGTCCAAGATAACTATACCTTCACTCATGCCCGAAGAGGGTCATGGTGGATCAAGCAAATTGAAAACCCCTTTCCAAAGCCTGGGAGCGCGAGGAGTTAATAACTTATCCTCTAAGCTTCTGATGGCTTTGATGCCCCCTAATGCTCCGTTCTTCCGTCTTCGGGTAGATAACCCTGAGATTAAAGAAGCAGCGGAACAATCAGATGCAGTTGCAGATCTTGATAAAGCCCTTGGTGATATTGAGAATGAAGTAACTTCTGAGATTGAGAAGTCTGCTATCCGTGTGTCAGCGGGCGAGGCTCTTAAGCAACTGATCGTATCAGGCAACGTCCTGCTGTATATGAATCCGAAGGTGGAGCAAAGGTTTTCAAACTGGACAGTTATATAATCCGGCGTGATCCAGAAGGTACGGCCTTGGAGATCGTGGTTCAAGAAACAGTTGACCGCGTTACTCTTCCAGATGAGATTCGACAAGCAATCGATAAACAAGAGAAAGCCAGTTCGGAAACTGCTAAGAAAGAGATCGAACTGTACACACACATCTCACGTAAGACAGACCGCTGGGCAGTCTATCAGGAAGCTAATGGCCTGGTTGTACCTGGAACCCAAGGTGAATACCCTCTCGATAAATCCCCATGGATACCCCTGAGATATACTCAGATTGATGGTGAAGATTATGGACGTGGCTTTGTTGAGGAATATTACGGGGATCTAAGTTCCCTTGAAGCCCTTACCAAAACCATCGTTGAAGGTTCAGCCGCTGCTGCTCGTATCCTCTTCTTGGTGAATCCAAACGGAACCACTCAGAAGAAGACTCTTCAAGAAGCTCCTAACGGTGCAATCCGTTCAGGCAACGCAGGTGATATCACAACCCTGCAGATGGATAAACAAGCTGACTTCAACATTGCCTTTCAGACTATCGGTTCGTTAACCGAGCGACTGTCTTACGGCTTTCTGTTGAACTCTGCTATTCAGCGTAATGCTGAGAGGGTTGGTAAAGTAGCCCTCTATAAACTTCACTAAAACGGTGAAACTCCTGAATAAGGACAATACCGTGCATACAAGGTTAACTCTAATGAGAACCGTAGCACTAAATATTCAAGATCTAAAAACACCTCTTAAGTGGGAATACACTATATCGGATAACTGGTGTAGTGTATAACGTATCGCGTAAGGTAACTATAAATGGCACATCCATATCAGCTACCAATCGATATAAGAAAATCCACTTAGATAAGTTTCGGACTCTACATCGCTTAGTTGCAGACCACTTTGTCTATAATCCAAACCCAAAAGATTATACCCAAGTAAATCATATAGACGGAGACAGGTGGAATAACTCAGCCGGTAACCTTGAATGGGTTAGTCCTAAACAGAACATGCGCCATGCGTATTCTACTGGACTAAAGACTAACCGAGGGGATATCAATCCCTTTTCAAGATTAACTGAGAGAGCGGTAATCAACATTAGAAGCCTGGCTTTAGCCGGAGTATCCGACCAGTCGATAATTGACCGGTTGAACCTCTGTGTTGGTAGAGGAACCATTAAAAGTGTGAGAACTTATAGATCATGGAAACACGTAGTGTAATGTGTGTGTAACGACTATCCCGAGAGGGAGTAGGCCCAAGTGGGTCGAAACGTGAGGGTGCCGACGGCACAAGATATAGTCTACTCTGTGTGGAAACATACAGCAGTTCATAAGAGAACGGGCTAGGGTTAACGCTCCTAGTTGAATACAACGTACAGCCGAAGAGATTCGCTTCATGGCTAACGAGCTGGAAGCTGCCCTTGGCGGTGTCTACTCGATACTCAGCCAGGAGTTCCAGCTACCGCTAGTTAAGCGACTGATCTATGTCCTTGAGAAGAAGAAGGTAATCCCTGAACTTCCTGAAGGATCTATTAGCCCATCTATCACCACAGGTATCGAAGCTCTTGGTCGAGGTAATGATCTGGATAAGTTGGATATGTTTGTGAAAGGTATGGCAGACATCGTTCCGCCAGAACTGTTAGCTAAATATGTCAACTTCCCTGATTACATGACTCGACGTGCGACTGCCCTGGGTATCAAGACTGACGGACTTATTAACACTGAAGAGCAAGTCCAACAGAAAGAGATGGCTCAACAGCAAGCTCAACAGCAAGCTCAACAACAACAGATGATGGAACAGACTGGCGGAAAGGTAGCCGAGAAGATGGCACCTAAAGGCCCACAAATGGAGGCTCCACCTAATGAGTGAAAACCAGAAGATTGAACAACCTGCTGAAGCTAGAAAGGAAGTCCGTAAGAAGTCTTCCAAGACAGCTCCGGTAGTTGAACCAAAAGTAGAGCCAACTGCCAAGCGCAAAGATGGCCGTGAGTTTCGTAAGATGCCCTCCGGTGCAACTGCACTGGTTTAACTAAAGAGGTGAGATAGACATGGTACAAGCTGTAAATACAGGTTCTGCAGTGGATCACGAACAGACCGCTGCTCCAGAAGGTCATGACCAAGCGATGACCGATAAGTTTGATGCTACCCAGGAAAAGGCATTGAACCCTGAAGGCACTCCTCCAGTTGAGGAAAAGCCTAATGAAGATGAGTTGATCCTCGGTAAGTTTAAATCCCAAGAAGAACTGGAAGAAGCTTATCGTAGTCTTGAATCAAAGCTGTCCTCCGGTAATAAGGAAGATACCACTACTGATGATAAGACCGGTGATGATGCTCAGGAAGAAATCAACAAGACTGCTGAAGAAGCTGTAGAGAAAGCTGAAGGTGTCGATATGGAAACCCTCAGTAGTGAATATGCTGAGAACGGTAGCCTTACTGATACTAGCTATGAAGCTCTCGAAAAGGCTGGCATTCCCCGCAACATGGTAGACCAATTCATTGAAGGTCAAGAAGCCAAAGCTGCTCAGATGGGTTCTGAACTCATGGGCCAAGTTGGTGGTGAAGAAGCCTTCGGTAATATGGTTGAGTGGGCCTCTTCCAATTTGGATGGTGAGTTCCTCGATCAGTATAACGCCGAGGTTGAATCAGGCGATGCCCGCCGTATGGAACAGGCAGTTAAGGCGGTGGCTTATGAGTACACCAAGGCCCGTCCCACTGAACCAAACCTAACAGGTGCTACCTCACAAGGCGGAGGCACTACCGCTGGTTATCAATCGATGGCCCAGGTTACTGCTGCAATGTCAGACCCACGCTATAAGAAAGACTCAGCGTATCGTTCTGAGGTTGAGCAGAAGCTGGCCGCATCTAACGTACTGTAAGGAGATCCTATGGCCCTCGGCACCGCAGCTAGTTNTCGGGGGTTGTTTGACGTTGGTTCCAAAGTAATTGACCGACTGTTTCCAGACCCCGAACAGCAAGCAGAAGCTAAGAGAGAACTCCAGAAGCTTGAACAGGAAGGTGAGCTAGAACATATGTCTGTAAGGCTATCAGCAATCATGGCTGAAGCTAACAGTGAAGACCCATGGACATCTAGGGCAAGACCCTCGTTCATGTATGTGTTCTATCTGGTGATCCTCTTCCTCGTAATCATAGCGCCCTTAGTGGGTGTGTTCTATCCAGAACAGATGACACTCTTCTTTGATAATGTTTCCAAAGGATTCAAAGCTATCCCCGAAGAGTTATGGGCAACATTCACCGCAGGTTATCTCGGGTATGGCGCTTTCAGATCTTATGACAAACGACAGAAGGCTAAACCATAATACCCCACACCTAAGGAAGGACTTAAGGCTCTTCCGTTGTCTCTCTCCTCTCTCTTTAGTTGAACAGCCTTCACCTCTTGCTCCGATCTGGAGTTACGTGAAGGTTTTTACCTTTTAGAAAGCCCTCAATGTGTATGGCGTACAGCTCGCACTGGCAGCAAAGCCGGTGAGCAATTCGTAATCCTACAGGATCTCCCGCTTAGAACCTTGGCCCGATGAGTCGGATAACTAATGTGACCGCGTGATGAATGACTGTTCGGAGGAACGAAGGAAACAACTACTCCACGCAATCTTTCACATGAGGCAATAACCATGGCTGATGCAACCGTATCACGGCTAGGTCAAATCAACGGCGCTGGTGACACAGACGCTCTGTTCCTAAAAGTATTCTCCGGTGAGGTTCTTACCTCATTTGAACAAAACACAGTAATGATGGATAAGCATCAAGTCCGTACCATTACCAACGGTAAGTCTGCTTCGTTCCCTGTAATGGGTCGTGCGTCTGCCGAGTATCACACTCCTGGTCAAGAGATTAACGGCGGCAAACTGAAACACGCTGAACGTGTGATCTCAATCGATGACCTTTTGATCTCTCCGCAGTTCATTGCCAACATCGACGAAGCCAAGAACCACTACGATGTACGTTCAGTTTATTCCGGTGAGATGGGCCGTAAGCTTGGTCAAACTCTGGATAAGCACTTGCTTCAATTGGGTTGCCTGGCAGCTCGTGAATCCAAGACTATCGATGACGCTGATCAGTTCGGCGGCTCAGAGATCTACACTGGTTCAGCTACTATTCCGTCCGGCGATGACCTGGCAGATATGGCATTTGATGCCGCACAGCTCTTCGATGAGAAAGACGTAGCAGATGACGGTCAACGCTATCTGTTCGTTCGTCCTCAAGAGTTCTATGCAATGGCGCGTTCAACCAAGATCCTGAACCGTGATTGGGGTGGCGAAGGTTCCTATGCGGGTGGCAGTGTAATCCGTGTAGCTGGCTTGACCATCGTTAAGACCAACAACCTGCCCAAGGCTAACGTAGCTTCAGGCACTGTTGATGCAGGTACTGGCGATAAGTATGCCGGTACATTCGCTAACACTGTTGGCCTGATGATGCATCCGTCTGCCATTGGCACCGTGAAATTGCTTGACCTGGGTATGGAATCCGAATACCAGATCTCCAAGCAAGGCACTCTGATGGTTGCTAAGTACGCACTAGGCTCCGGAATTTTACGGCCTGAGTCAGCCATTGAGCTGAAGACCGGCGTAGCATAATCATCCAGTAGTGGAAACTTAAATGTAAATCGAAGGGGAAGGTCTAATCGGCCTTTCCCTTTTTTTGCTTAAACTTGACATTAGGTGTTTATATGCTTTCAGCAACCACAGAGCTAGAAGCTGTTAACTCCATGCTGACAACTATTGGTGAAGCCCCTGTCTCATCCCTTGAGAATAGTGGTATTGCCGATGCTGCCATAGCTTACCAGATCCTCCAAGAAACAAGCCGAGAGGTTCAGGCTCGTGGCTGGCACTTCAACACAGAGATTGAATTTCCTTTATCTCCTACGTTTCCGGATAAGCATATCGTTCTTCCGAGTAACGTCCTAGAAGTAGACACAGCAGGAATTGATAGCCACACCCAGGCAGTCCAACGGGGTAACCGCCTGTATAACCGTAAGGAAAATTCCTACGAGTTTGATAAAACAATCAAGGCTGACATTATTATCCAGCTCCCTTTCGATGAGGTTCCACAATATGCCAAAGGGTATATCGCAGTGAGAGCTGCTCGGATCTTTCAGCGTAGGGTAGTTGGTTCGTCAGAGCTTGATAGCTTCACAGCTCAACATGAAGTCCGGATGCTTGTTCAATTAGAGAACGCCGAGGCCCGAACGGCTGATCTTAATGTGTTCAACGGTAATGAATCCATCTTGAGGGTACTAGACCGATGAGCCTTATTACAGCCAGTATCCCCAACTTGGTGAATGGTGTAAGCCAGCAACCTCAAACTCTTCGACTGGCATCTCAGGGAGAGATTCAAGAGAACTGCCTGTCATCTATATCCGAAGGCCTGAAGAAACGCCCCGCTATTCGTCATGTTGCCAAGATGCTGGACAATAAGATTGGNGATGCGTTTGTTCATGTGATCAATCGTGATAAGAATGAACGCTATGTGTGACGATCTATAACGGTAACATCCGAGTGTTCGATCTTGAAGGTTATGAGATGGTGGTTAATAAGCCTAACGGTTTGGGTTACCTCTCAGTGAGTTCTCCAGCAGAAGACTTTGATACGATCACTGTTGCTGATTATACCTTCATTGTTAATAAGCAGTTGACAACCGAGAAGGCTCCCGATGTTGTAGCCGCTAGAAACGCTGAAGCTATGATATGGATTAAGCAAGGTGCCTATGGTGCCACGTATACAGCTACCGTTAATGGTGTGACAGACTCTTATACAACACCTAATGGCAGTGATGCTTCACACTCAGTAAACATCGCTACGGACTTCATCGCGGGTCAGATACGGGCTGGTTTGGATTCTAAACTAGGTGGTGGTTATGGCCTCTCTCAGCTTGGCTCAGTCATTTATATCTATAGGACTTCAGGGACACTAACCGTATCTTCAAGTGACTCCCTGGGTAACTCAGCGATTCAAGCCATTGGTAAGAAAGTCCAACGGTTTGGTGACCTACCTTCGGTTGCCCAGCCAGGCTTTGAGGTTGAGATTAGTGGCGACCAGTCTTCAAGCTTCGATAACTATTATGTCAAGTATGAAGATCATGTGTGGATTGAAACAATCAAGCAGGAGCAGCCGTTAAAGCTTAAGGCCAGCACAATGCCTCACGCTCTTATCCGACAGGCCAACGGTGAGTTCACCTTCAGAGAGATCGAATGGACAAACCGGAAGGTTGGCGATACGACATCCAATCCGTTCCCCTCGTTCATCGGCACATCTCTGAGTGGTATCTTCTTCCACAGGAATAGGCTTGGTGTGATTGCGGGCGAGAATGTGGTGATGTCCAAAGCTACAGACTTCTTCAACTTCTTCCGTGGTACGGCCACACAGGTACTTGATGACGATCCAATAGATGTGGGCGTGTCTCACGTTAAGGTGTCTATCCTACGTCACGCTGTCCCCTTCAATGAAACCCTCCTGCTGTTCTCTGATCAGACTCAGTTCCAGTTGGGACGTTCAACAGTCCTCACTCCAGATACTGTATCGATCAACCAGACGACAGAGTATGAAGCTTCGTTGATGGCTAAACCTGGTGCTGCCGGTAGATTCGTCTACTTCACAGTCAACAGGGGT